TTACCGATAGCCGCCGATCTACTTGATGGAGCGAGCTCAATACTTCACGGCATTACAGATATGGACGAAGGTACTAAAAGGTTTGTTCTTGGTATGGGCGGAATTATAGTCATTTCTGGTCCAGCCACAAAAGCAATTAAAAGTATTAGTTCAGCAATGACTATGTTAGCAGCTAATCCGGCGATTATTGGACTGGCAGCAGCGGCTGCGGGTGTCGCCTTATTTGTTACAGCTTTTGCTGATGCAAGGTCTAAATTTGATCAGGCTGCAAAAGATTACGATACGTCAATTAAAAAAATAAGTAACAGTAACCAGGAACTTATAAAAAACGCATCATTTGATGAAGTCAGCAGACAAATAAGAGGGCTGACAAAAGACATGTACGATGCCGCCAGAGAAACCGGAAATTTTGCGGCGGCAACTGAAGCGGCAGCAAGATTGCTGGCATTAAATCAGCGGTTGACTTATGTTACAAGGCAAGCAGATGAAATTGCGGCAAGTACAATGGTCAGGGTACGATCATTAATTGATATTCTTGAAACGCCTGTAAATCCCGATAATGTTGTTTCAAGTTGGGTAGATGAAGCGCTTAATGGGTATACATCCGAGAGCAGAAAAATTGAAGATTTTTTTGAAACTCTGCGATCCAGAGGTTATGATTCTGTAGAAAGAATACTCCAATCAGGAAATGACGCATGGATAGAAGCAGTTTCTTCTCAAAGTTCTGAAGCGATGCTGCAAGTTCTAAAAAATATTAATGGCAGATCACCGCAGGCGCAATCAGAAATAGACAGGATACTGCAAGAAATTTCAGAGTTAAGCAGCGGCGCAACAATTCGTCCGTTAGGTGTAGCTATAGGACCGCCTACAGTAACTGAAACTAAAAAAACATGGCAGAAATGGTTCGGTGAAATTGCGAAAGTAGACCCCGAGTTATTCGGCGACAGCGGAGCTAAAGCTGCGCAATTATACATCGCGAATTTTGAGCGCGGACTTACGGCGCAAACAACGATAGCGGAAGCGTTAGACCAACAGTTTGACATCACTCCGATATTAAGAAGCCGCCAGTCTGACGTTCAAAACGCTCTTGTAGAACTTTTATCCATAGACCCTGATCAAATAAACAGACCTTTTAAACAACATCATGAGGAAATAGATAAACTTATAGCAGAATACCGCAAGCTTGGCGAAGAAGCAAAATCACTTGAAGACCGAATGAGTATCGAAGACACATTGAAGAGTTTGCAGGAAGAATATCAAACATTAAGCGACGAGGTTCAAGGTTTAACTAAAGATAAATACGATCTCGCTCTTGCGTCAATGAGAACCGCAGGAGCAACAGATATAGAAATTGAAAAAGCAGAAGAGTTAATTAAAAATATTAAAGAGCTGAGCGATGCAACAGAAAAAGCGGCGTTAAGTTTCGAAGAAATGTTTTCGAAAAAAGTCGCTGACGGCCTCAAAGAGATTTTCCCCAATTTAGAAAAACAAGCTACAGAAGCTCTTGGAAACATCGCGGCACAGCTTGCAATGATAAGTTTTGACAGTATTCTTACAGGGCTTAGCGCTGTCGGAGAATTGTTCGCAAAGGGTTCCGAAGGCGTTGATGATTTTAAACAGGCGATGGCGGACATGGCGCAGCAAATATTAAACCAACTGCCGAATATGTTTTTGCAGGCGGGCTTACAGCTTATCGCGCAAGGACAGTGGGCTCTCGGACTCGGGTTTGTAGCGGCCGCAGGAACATCCGCTGTTATTGACGGTTATGTGAGAGGGAGACAGGATTCAGCTACGGCAAACGCTCACGGAAACGCGTTTGACGCGAATGGTATTATCCCTTACGCGCACGGCGGATCGTTTACAAACCAAATCGTAAATACGCCTACATATTTCCGCCACGGCGGAAAGCTCGGCGTAATGGGCGAAGCGGGACCGGAGTCAATTATGCCGCTTAGGCGGATGGCGAACGGCGATCTGGGCGTCGCTGCGCAAGGCGGCGGCGCGAATGTAACTGTTAACATTATTAACAATACAAGCGAAGAGGTCAGGCAGGAAGAAAGTACCGACAGCGAAGGCAACAAGCAAATCGATGTAATAGTCGGGCAGATTATTAATAACCATATATCATCAGGCAAAGCGGATCGCGCCATGACGCGTTTCGGCAGCCGGCCTGTAGGAGTTTGATCATGGCGGAAATATCATGGCCCGACACTTTGCCTAAAACGCTTCTTATGAATGGTTTATCCGCAAAACGAAATACGAACATTGTACGCACCGCGATGGACGCAGGGCCTGTTAAAACGCGGCGACGTTACACGGCTTCCATAAAAGTTTTTTCCGGAAAAATGCTGCTGGATGAATCGGCGCGGGCTGAACTTGAAAGGTTTTACATGATCACTCTCGCCGACGGCGTTTTGAGATTTAATTTCACGGATCCTCAAACTCTGGAGACGGCGGAGTTTCGTTTTACGGAACCTTATCAGGAAGCGTCCGCTGATGGTTTCTGCGAAGTCTCGATGTCGCTGGAGCGTTTATGAAACGGAGGTTACTGTCATGAGCCGGATATCCAAAGAAGCGACGCAAGCCGTTCTCGCGCCTGAAACTGAAAAAGTATTTTTACACTTACTTACAATCGAAATATCCGGCGGCGGCGCAATACTAAGGTTTGTGGATAACAACCAGCACATAACGTCAAGAGGCGAAGAGTATACGGCTGCCGCCTTTACGGTCGTTTTACCGGAGCAGACACAAGACGCGCCGCGTCCGTGCAGGTTGGTTATCGACAACACGGATCAGATAATTTTCCAGGAAATAAAAAAAGCGGTCGGAAAGGAAATCCTTGTAAACGTCTGCGTCATCATGGCTGACAATCCTGACGTGTACGAACGAGGACCTTTAAAATACCGTTTAAGAAATGTAAGAGCGAGCAAGGAAACCATCGAAGGCGACGTATACGATTCTTACATGATAGACCGTAAGTTTCCTAAAGACACTTATTCGCCTGATGATTTTGAGGGGTTGTTTTTTTGATTATGTATGACTGGGTAAAAAAATATGTTGGCATCCCGTTTGTTTCCAACGGCAGAACGATGGAAGGCTGCGACTGCTACGGGCTTGTCAGACTGATTTTGCGTAACGAATACAATATAGAGTTACCTGAATTGTCGAATAACTATGAGGACGCCCAAAACATCCGGGAAACGGCAAAACTGTTCGCAGAACACCGCCCTGTGCTGGCGGCGGAAAAATTGTCAAAGCCGCAAGAGAAGGCTTTGGCGGTAATTACGGAACAGGGCAGCCCGTGTCATGTAGGGATTGCTGCCGGCGGAGGATACATTCTGCACACCGGAGCCAAAACCGGCAGCGTCTGCCAGAGGGAAACTCATCCGGGATTAAGAGGCAGAATAGAGGGGTATTACCGTGTCAGTTAACATTATTGTACAGCCGCATCCGCTTAGATCCGGCAGAATTAAAATTACTTCCAATCCAAAACCTATAGCGGAAATTATAAACAGCCTGAATACGGGTTTTCCGCTTTCGCAGGCGCGTGTTTGCCGTAACGGCGAAATAGTTAAAGATTTCAGCGAGTGCGCGGCAAGCGGCGATACTCTTGTGATTAAATTTGTACCTTACGGAACATTAGAGGAAAGCGGAAGAGGCATGAAAATCGGCGGATGGGTTCTTATGGGGCTGGGCGCAATAATCTCCATCGCGAGCGCAGGATCTCTTGCGGGTATCGGAGTGGCGCTTATCGGCTCCGGGCTTTCCATGACTCTTGGCGGCACGGTTCTGATGAACGTAAATATTCCGACGCCATCGCTGAAGGACCGGGAAAAACCCGATAACGATCCTTCCATCCGCGGCGGTAAAAATCAGGCAAGGCTTCACGGAAGAATCCCGGTATTGTTCGGGCGTCATCGAATCTATCCTGATTTGGCGGCGAATCCGCACACGGAGATCATCGGAAATACGCAGTATTTGACGCAGCTTTTTTGCGGTGGTTATAAAGATTGTGAAATTGATTTAGACAGCATAAAGTTAGGCGATACATCCATAGTGGATCTGTCCCATTCAAAAGACATCAACGCGATTTTGCAGGGACTGGATCCTGTAATAAGCCTTGAAATTATACAGAACGGAGACCCGTCTGAAATTTATCCTTACTGCGTGCACGAGGACGCTATTAACGCGCCTCTTCAAAAGGAAGTTGACGACGGCGACGGCGGAAAAATATCGGGCGAAATTATCCGCACCACGCCCGATAATACGGACAAGATAAACGTAGACGTCTTTATGCATAACGGTATCGGAAAATACGACGACGAGGGAAATCTTGTCGATGCCGGTGTGCATGTCAAGGTGTCGTACATAGGTCCTAATGATCCCGATTATATAGAGATGGGAGACATTATTTTTTACGGCGCGGAGTTGAAAACAAAGAGAAAGCAGCTTACGGTAGAAAATCTTACGCCCGCGGAATATAAAGTAAAAATAGAACGCGTTTCTCTTGACAGTTCAGACTCGAAAATAATCGATCAGGTTTATGCCGGTTCCGTGCGTTCCTATAAAACAAAAGATAAAGAGGGAAATCCCGTTCGCCCGATCCGAGGGAAGCGGCAGAAAGATTTAACCATTATCGCTCTTCGCGTAATGGCTACCGCTAAATTAAACAATATGCTCGACAGTTTTAATTATGTCGCGACTTCCGTTTTCCCGGTACACACGCAGACAGGTTCCGGTCCTCTTCACTGGATGACCGTAGAAAAGACGCGTAACCCGGCATCCGCCCTGCTTTACGCGTTACAGGGAAGAGCCGCGCAGCAGGTTGTGGACAATGACGATATCGACTGGCAATCTGTCGAAACGTTTTACGCGTGGTGCGAAGAGCATGACTATACCTGTAACGCGTACCTGTCGGAATCCGTCACCATCGCAGAACTTATCAGAATGATCGGCAGCACGTCACGCGCGGATATTTTAAGAATTGATTCGAAGATATCCGTTGTTCAGGATATTGAACGTCCTGCGCACATGCAATTATTCACGCCGAAAAACTCGATCAGTTACAGCATATCCATGTTTAACGCCGATGTTCCCGAAGCGATAGCAATGCAGTTCATCGATGAAGATTCAGGGTTCGCGCAAAACGACACCCTTGTCTATAACACGAAAAACGGCAACAAAATAGATGAGCCGAAAACAATCCAGAAGTGCGGTCTGTGGGGAGTTACGAATTCCATTCAGGCGCGGCGTCTTGGAATGTACAACTACGCATGCATAAAGAACCGTCCTTTCGTTCACACGATTGAGGCTGATATCGAATATCTTGTCATAAACAAAGGCGACTGGATTCAATACGCCGGAGATGTCGCTCTTACAGGATCCGTTCAGGGCAGAATTAAGGGAACAATTTGGGCGGACGGTGTTTGCGTCGGCATCGATACGGACGAGCCCGTTGTTATGACAGACGACAAACAGTACTGCGTCCGCATAAGATTGTCCGACGGTTCCATAATTTTAAAAGACGCCGTATTAAATCCCGGAATACGCCGGGAAAAATCGATGACGTATTATCCCGGAGAAGAAGGAGAATTGTTTGATCCGTTTGTCGGCGAAATGTACGCTGTTGATGAAAAAAACAATGTTTATTACGAGCCTGTAAATGTAATTTATTTTACGGAACCAATATCGAGCGCCGAGATTCTCCATTATTTAAAAGCCGGCAGCGTTTACGCTTTCGGCGTTCGCGGCTATGAGGCGCTGGATTTGATTATAACCGACATACAGCCAGGGCAGAACTTTACCGCGGTTTTAACCTGCGTTGAATACAGCCCGGAAATATTTGATGTTGATAAACCGAATTTTATTCTTCCCGATTTTGTGAACAGGATTACCCCGGTATCGGGCGCCGTTGATCCCGGGACTGTAAACCCTGACGGCTGGACAAGTTTCGCCGTTTATCACGACAGCGAAGAAGAGCCTTCACGCCCCGCGGGCGACGGGCAAGACGGCGGCTGGTATTTAAATCAGACATTCCGATCTTTATGGCAGTCGACAAAAATTGCACAGTCAATCGAGAGCGGCGCGTGGGGCGCGCCCGTAAGAATCAAAGCGCAGCGCGGAGTTGAGGACGTTACGCCAATTTGGCTTAGCCTGGATCCTCGGAATATCACCCTTAACACCGATGTAAACGGTAACGACATTCTGCCTGTTATAAGCCAGGCAAGATTAAACATGTGGAATTCCGTTTTAACGGATGTCAGTTTTTCCATAGACGGAAATCCAAACGGGATATTGATAAATTCAAACGGGCTTATAAATATCAGTAAAGCTGCCGTTCAAAACAATGTTAATAATTTTACTGTACGCGCGGCATACAGGGGCGGACAATATACATTAACGTTAACGGTATCGAGAACCGCGAACATTTCCGCTCCCAGATACATGGGCGCCGTAAGCGCGTTAACGCTAAACAACGCTACTGTAACAATTACAAGAGGTCCTTTATACGGACAAGGCTCGATACAGGCGCGGCAAGGCGATTTTGTTCTCGCTATTCCAGTAATTAATAACAAACCTGCCGGCAGCGTTTTTCAATGGACAGGAGCGGCATGGGAATACCGCTCTACTGATAATTTTTCAGACCTGTATATGCAGACTTTAAACGACGGTCTTGAATTACTGGGAAAAAACGTAGAATGGTTCGCCGCGGTATTTACAAGAAAACTTTGGGCGCAAGACGCTTTTATTGGCGAGCTTCAAAGCAGTTTAATCAAACTGCAGAACGGCGGAGCGATAATGAGCTCGAATTATAGCGAGGGAAAGTCAGGGTTTAAAATCGATGGCGATACTGGTAATGCCGAGTTTAATAAATTTACTGCTAGAGGAAACGCTTTTTTTAATGGTGATATTATATCCGGTTTAATGCAATCAAGCAGTACGCCGGTTGGCGAGGATGTTCCGCAGGTTACGTTTGGTTATTACAGCACAGTAAGAGAGCTTCTTATTCATTTTTTGGGCGGTGTCGCTGGCAATACTTTCCCAACAGCTGTTTTCCCCATATCAGGAAGCTGGGTCGCAGGAGGACAAACTAAATCTGTATTTGGAATTAAGTTTAGAGATAGAATAGGAGTCTCCGGTAATTCACAGTATTGGCAAGTTTACGCAGAGATTCACTGTGTCGGCAGTACTGTAGAAATTTCTTGGATAGACGGTCGCGATGAAGGCTACCTTCAAGGTACGCTTACAATCGATGGCGGGAAAAGAGGTCCTGCCTTCAGGTTGAATGATCTAAGATCTGGCGCCGAGGGACTGCTCAAAGATTCCGTATATAGAGACAAAGCTGGGTATCTTAGAATTGTAACTTAATCTGATACTGGAGTTAAATCTTGATTAAAAATAGCAGTACCTGATTTGTTTCCATAGGTTAGATTTCCTGATTTGGTACTAAAATGAACAATACCATTCGGAGGAAAATCATATCTCGCAGTGCCGTTTAATGTCGGTTCTTCGGAAATGAATCTGATTCTTTCCTCATAATACGGATCAAGAGGAGGCTCGATTAATTCTTCATAAAATAATGAATATGTCCCTGTAAAAGTTTCTTCATAATTTACTCTTTCTATTTTGTGATAAACAGAAAATGATGTCTCATAAAAAGATATTTTAATCTGAATAAAATCATTTATATCATTGGTACTCCACTCCCATGCCTTCCCGACAAATACATTTTCAGGAATTTTTTCTTCAGGTTGTGTTTCTGTTTGTTCGCAATTCATAAAACACATTGTAACAAAAATAAAAAAAGCAAACCCTAAATGGGATAAAGGGGATTTTTTCATCAGCTTTTCTCCTTTAAATTTAATTATATGCCTTTATCCCATTTAGGGCAACTTTGAAATACGCCTGATACACTATAGGCATGGCATATAATAAAACAATTTGGAAAGCCCGGAAAGGCTCAAACTTAAACAGGCACCGCAAGGAAGATGAAACGGCAAGGTCTGTGATCCTGCATAACGAGCCGTCTTCCGTGACAGAACCGGGAACGCCGTTCTCTGTTCAGAATATGAACAATATCGAAGACGGTATTGAAAACGCGCACGAGACGCTCGCGGCTCAAGAACAGTCTCTGAACGCGGAAACCGCAGCCCGGCGGCTGGGCGATGAAGCGTTACAGATAATAGCCGATCATATAATGGGACTGATCCCAAATCAGGCGAATATAGAAAATCTGCTTGCAGACAAGAACTTTGTAAACTCTACAGTCTCAAATGTCGCGGCATGGTTTTTAACGCCCGATTCACTTGGCGATTTTCAATGGGCAAGTCTGGAGGCTTTAAGAGCCGGTCCCTGGTATTCGGGCGGCACGCCAAAGCAGCCGACGCAAAACGATTACGCGGTTTTTATAAACCATGATCCGGTACTGGGTTCCGTCAATTCCGTGTGGCGCGCTCTTTTCAGCGATGGCTTGTGGTCGCCTCAATATAAAATTAACGATACGCCTTTTACGGCAGCGCAGACAGCGGCGCTAAACAGCAACATAACCGCGGCATTAGTTGAAAAGCTCGCCAACCCTGAAACGATACCGACAGAAAACAGCGCGGGTCTTATTACTTCCGGCGGCATATTCGCATGGTTCGGCGCTCATATAAACACATTGAAAACCGCAGCCAAAAACATCATCGGCGCGATTAACGAGCTGTTTGACAGCAAGATCGACAAAACCGAAAAAGGAAAAGTAAACGGCGTAGCGACTCTCGGGTCAGACGGAATACTCGCGCAAAACCAGCGTCCCAGCGCCAGCGACGTTTTGGAAGGAAGTTTTTTAACAGGTTTAATAACTTATAATGTATCAGACGCGGCAGCATGGGCAGCCGTGATAAACACAATCAACGAAAATCTGACGTTATACCAAAACGCTGAAATAATGATAATGCTTTCGGCGAACATTACAGTAGATTTTAATTTGACAGTACCCGAAGGTGTAAAAAAATTAACCATAAGAAATGAATCCCTGACGTCAACAACCGTTCGCATCATTACGCGGTCAGGCAATTCAGACATAAAAGGTCACGCCGGGTGCGATCTTGATATAAGTTATGTAAGACTGACCGCCGCGTCATCCGTAAAGACCCTGAATTTTACCAATTTTAACAGCGTATATTTAAGAGAGTATATGAGCAACGCATATACGGCGTTAACTTTGTCAAACATAAACAGGTTGGAATTGGCTAGCTATATCAGTCTGACAAGCAGCGGCACTATTACTCTTGAAAATATCCCGCACGTTTCGTGTGCTTATAGCGGTGTTGTTTTTCAAGGCGCGTCATTTACGGCAAAAAACTGCAATTTTTATTTGACTCAAGCGGCTGCCGGTTTATCGAGCGCGGCAGCGCAGAGTATTAACAATTGTCCTGTTTTTAAAGAAAATGATTTACAGGTTACTATAGCAGCGCCGTCAGCTTCGGACGTTCAAGCAACACCCGCGGCAAGAGGTTTAACTGCCCTAGCGCAGATATTTGCCAATAATATTAAGCACCTGATGGGCAATATTTATACAGCAAAGACAGATGCATATAATACTACATTCACCATACCATTAGGATACGAAAGCGCAAAGATATTAGCAATTACTTTGCTAACAGCCAGCTCAGTTAATACCTCAATAACGATAAATTTCCGTACTGCCTTCGCGGGTAGCTATGTGTTATTTCGCGCTGATGTATCTAGTGTTAGCGTGTTTAATGGTTCCAGTATAACTTTTTCAAGTATGAACAGTTCTAATGAGGCATTAGTGATATTTTTCAGAAATTAATAAATTACGTGGAGTTCTATAATGAAATGGTATCAGGTTTTATGGGAACTTCCTCAAACTCTTCTGGGCTGTATCGTCCAGTTATTTCTTACTGAAAAAAAAGACAAATGGGGCTGGCTATATTTAATTGTTGTCGGGATTCCTTCTATCCGAAATAACTTAAAAGCGCGTACCTGCGAATAAACCAAAGAAAACTATTATCTTCTCTACCCGGGAAAACAGGCGGACGAACTCGGCGGCGTTGTCTGGGAAAATGGGGGCAGGGTTTATACAGAATAATACGCGTTTAATCTTACGTTAAGTCCATTATTAATATTTCAAATCTGGTTATAATTGTTGGGTCAAATGGGGTTATAAATAATATAAATGATTATGATGACGTAACTGAAAAGGTTACATGCAAACTTTCAGCCTTAACCGATATCTTTCAATTATATGAATACGCTAATGAAAAAACCGATTTTCGAATAAAAACGATCCCTGGTCTTTTTTATATCATTGACGATTGTATTACTGAATTGGAAGCAATAAAAACATGAACCCGATAAGTAAAAGAACAGCCCATGCGATCAGTCCGTAACAGGGAGGGGTTAGCGTTACCGACTGATAAACCTTGAGAATTTGTTTTTATTAAAAGAGGCGCGAAAGCGTCTCTTTTTTTATATTCTGAAATTATTACATGGTGACAATTTCAGATTTAAATACTAGGGTTAAAAATGAAATGAATATTTCACTATGTGCAATGATTTTTTTACATTAATTTTGCTTACATACCTTTTTAAAAAAATACAACTTAAATTTTTATAAAGGAGATTTTTATGGGACAAATATCTACAGTAAATAAGTTACCAAAAATATTTTATGATAAAATTGTAAAAATGTTAAAAAACCCAGCAATTACTCGGTTAGAAATTGTAGCATTAATTAATAAAGAAGCTGGTAAGAAATTGATAACAAAATCCGCGCTTAATCGCTTCATAAAAAACAATGAAAAAATAACAGGTACTAAAAGAGGTAGAAAGCCACCAACCACCGAAGAATCACTTACAAAAATAGCGAAATCTCTTGAACGGCTTGTTTTTTATTTGGAAAATCAAGCCTAAAAAATCCTATAAAATGTTGTCTTTTAAATTAATATTTTAACAATATTTAACCCTGATGATTGGTTGATAATTGGCGATTAAACAGGTCTTTTTTAAATAATTTATGCAAAATTTTGTGGCGCTTTTTATTACACATTGTGTAAGTCCTTTACATTTACAATGCCGATAAAAACCGATAAATTCTTATAAAACCCATCTATTCGCTGCTATTTCAAATTCTATTCTCTGCTAAATTCACCCTGAAAGCCCCGATGTATTAAATCATCACACAATGGCAAGCAGAACGCCTTTTGCTCTGCATTTTGAAGAATCTCAAAGAGGAAAAACGGTTTATGTAGCCGCCGCATGGCAAAACGAAAGAGGAATACTTGGTCAGTGGTCGGAGATTAAGAGCGCTATAGTGCCGTAAAGGTACATCCCATCAACATCTACCACATTAAATATATCCTGTGATATAATAAACCATGAAATGCGGAATCTGCAAAGCGGAAATGGAAGAAAAGAAAGTAACCTACACTGAAGATATTGAGCAAAGTGTAATTGTAGTCCGGCATGTTCCCGCACAAGTCTGCACAGAATGCGGCAATGTCTGGTACAGCGGAACAATCGCCGAACAACTCGAAAAACTGGTTGACAAATTCGCGCTATCCGCAGGCTCCGAAGTTTCAGTTATCAACTCTGCAAAATTAGTAGCATAGGCTGCAAGCCCTGCGGAGTTACTGGAATAGCGCAGGCAGGGAGCAGTCTATGTTGCCGCCGCATGGCAAAACGAAAGGGGAATACTTGGGCAGTGGTCGGAGATTAAGGGCGCGATAGTGCCGTAATTAAAATTAATCTTTATCCGAACGTTATTGCGTATTGTTTTAATATTACAATACAAATTGCACATATCGCGTGAGTAAGCGCTGTTTTAATGGCGCTTACTCAACCTTGAACTTCACAACCTCTGTCATCAACAGCCCAATCTTTTCCTTATTCGTAACTGTCAATTCATTAACACGGTGAACAGCGATATTGATTTGATCGGCGCCGGTTGCCATTTCGTTCATGCCGCCCGTAATCTCCTGAGTGATAATTTCGAGGTTTTTGCCTTCTGTAATTACTTCCCTAGAGCCGTTGCGCATTTCGCCTGAGCCATGCTTTACGTCACGGGTAATGCCGTTCAGGTTTCCGATGGCTTCAAGAATCTGCTTGCTTCCCTGTCCCTGTTCTTCCATCGCGTTGCGGATGTTTTCTTCCTGATCCGATACCGTCTTAATGTGCTTGTCGATCGTTTCAAATTTTTCAAGAACACTTTCTGTTGATTGGGTGATCTTGTCGATGGACTCTTTGATTTTCTTTAATACCGTGCTGATTGTCTTTGACTGCTCGGAGGAGCTTTCCGCGAGCTTTCTGATTTCGTCGGCGACAACCGCGAAACCCTTTCCGGCTTCGCCTGCGTGGGCGGCTTCGATAGCGGCGTTCATCGAAAGCAGATTGGTCTGGCTCGCGATATTTTCCATAACAGAGTTGATTTCCAAAAGACCTTCAGATTCACGCGCGATTTCCTGAATATCTTGCGCCACATCCTGCAAGCCTGTGCGTCCTACTTCTGAAGCTGATTCTAACTGGTTCACATTTTCCATGTTCTTGATAAGCGTCTGGGTTACAGACTGAATATTTGCGAGCATCTGTTCGATAGCGGACGATGATTGCGCAACCGCAGTTGTCTGTTTTTCAACCTGCTCGTTCAGTTTGGTGATGTTGACTGTTATCTGTTCCATCGTAGCGTTTGTTTCTGAAACGCTGGCGCTCTGGTTGATGGCTCGACCTTTAATGCTCTGAATGTTTGCGTTGATTTCGTTAACCGCAGCGGCGGTCTCGTTCATGTTAGACGAAAGTTCCGTGCCGATTTCCGACAGTTCCGCAGATTCAGTTTTGATTGTTCCGATAAGACCTTTAATATTACCTAAGGTCACGTTAAGCGCTCTGGATATATTGCCGATTTCATCATTGGTCTTTGCTTCAAGAGTATGAGTAAAGTCGCCTTTACCGATGAATTCAAATACGCCTTCCAT